GTTTCTCAGTGGGGCGATAAAGTCCCGCCGCTTCGGCAATATCAAATCGAGCGGATTACGAAAGGGGAGTTGCGGGTTGATGGATAAACGCGAAGAAATCCTTTATCGCGCATCCGAGTTGATATCCGGCGACCGTGCCAACGATTACGGCAGCGCACAGAAAAACTTTTCCAACATCGCAACTGGCTGGTCTGTTATATTGGGCGTTGATGTCAAACCACATCAGGTCGCGCTTTGCATGGATTGGCTGAAAACGGCGAGGCTTATAAATCAGCCGACGCACGAAGATAGTTGGACTGACAAGGCGGGATACACCGCATTAGGCTGGGAGATAATCAGTGAAAAACCGGACTCTAACAACTTGCGCTAAAATCTACACCGAATTTGGGTCATTCTTCGTCCATATAGATACGGACTTGGAAGGCCGCGCACTCGGTGCAAATATCACGCACGCTAACAAAAATGAGGAAAGCCAAATTTCCCGATTTGTTGAACAATTATCGGACGGCCTTCGCATGGCGTTGGCACGGTCAAAAGGAGATGAATTAGATGATTAAACGAGAAGAAGTTATCGGAGATTGCCGACTTCTATTGGGCGATTGCCTTGAGATTCTGCCGACACTTGAGAAGGTGGACGCAGTGGTGACGTCTCCCCCGTATGATAATCTCCGCACATACGGTGAAGGATTTAACGGCGTTGATTTGTATGAGGCGCTGCGGCAAATCGCAACCCGTCTTGATGACGGCGGCGTGTGTATGTGGAACGTGGCAGACGCAACCGTTAATGGTTCCGAAACGGGCAGCTCTTTTCGCCAAGCGTTGCACGCGATGGATTGTGGACTACGACTTCACGACACGATGATTTACATAAAAGATAACGTGAATTTTCCAGAGGAAGTCCGATATTTTTCTGGTCACGAATATATGTTTGTTTTTTCAAAAGGTGCGCCAAAGACATTCAATCCGATTAAAGACCGCCCCAACAAATGGTTTGGCACTGTGATGCACGGCACCGATCGCCAAGCGGACGGGTCAGTAAAGCCGATATCTGGAAAAGGCAAGGTGATTAAGGCGTTTGGTATGCGCTTTAATTGGTGGCGCTTAAAAAATCAAAACAATCAGACAGGCCATCCGGCACCGATGCCCTATCAAATGGCTTATGACCACGCTGCAAGTTGGACTGAGCATAGCGACACCATCCTAGACCCATTCATGGGCAGTGGGACAACCGGCGTTGCTTGCGTCAAGCTAGGCCGCAAGTTTATCGGCATCGAACTTGAGCCGAAGTATTTTGATATCGCGTGTGAGCGTATCGAAGACGCTTACAAACAGCCGGATATGTTCGTTGAACAACCAAAAAAAATAGAACAGGAGAAATTTGAATTATGACTGACCTAACGCGCATCCTGCCGCCTGGATGGGATGCTAAAACCCACGTTGACCCGGTTGACGTTCAAATTGCCGACGCGATGCGTCAGGCAGGGATTGAGCCTCCGAGCGAAATACATATCGACGGGCAGCTTCACCGCTTCTCGACTAAAGGCCGCAAGAAAGACGACTCCGGCTGGTATATTATATTTCCAGACGAGCCACAGGCAGGGCGCTTTGGCTGCTGGCGTGACGGTATTGAGGCTAAATTCATTGCGGAAATGGACCGCGAAATTACCGCCACTGAAAACATGGCAATTATGCGGCGTCAGAACGAGGCGCGTGCCGAGCGAGATAGGGCGCGGGAACGCAAGGCCGAAATGGCGGCCGATACCGTCGCAAAGATATGGTCAGACGCCGGGGCAGCTTCGCCGGATCATCCTTATTTAAGCCGGAAAGGCATCCAGCCTCACGGCGCTAGGGTAACTGGCGACGGTCGCCTTATGGTTCCGCTTTTTGATAAGGACGGCGACCTGTCGTCGCTCCAATACATTAGCGGCGATGGCGAAAAGAAATATCATCCCGGCGGCACGGCCAAATCATGCTATTGGGTCATTGGTGATTTAGATAGTACCCTTTATGTCGCTGAAGGATTTGCCACCGCCGCCACAATTAACGAGGTAACGGGCGATGCAGTCGCCATATCTTATTCTGCGGGTAATATTTTATCGACCGTCGAGATTATGCGAGAACGCTATCCGTCAACGCCAATCGTAATCGTAGCCGATAACGACGAAAGCGGCGTCGGTAAGAATTATGCGGATCAAGCTGCGGCAAAATACGGGGCGCGGGTTGTCATGCCGCCAGACCAAGGTGATGCCAACGATTACGTCCAAGCTGGTCACGATCTTAACCTTCTCTTAAACCCACCAGCAACTGATTGGCTGACCAAGGCAAAGGACTTTTCCGCAGAACCCGCGCCGATAGCATGGCTGGTCAAGAACTGGCTTCAGGACAAAGCCTTGATTATGGTTCACGGGCCATCTGGCGGCGGCAAGACATTTCTAGTCCTCGATTGGTGTTTGAATATTGCCTCAGACTTTTACAAATGGCACGGCAATAAAGTTCACAGCGGGGCGGTCGTATATCTCGCCGGTGAAGGTCATCACGGCCTTAAATCCCGCGTTGCGGCTTGGCGGCAGCATCATGGCGTAGATGACCCAAATATGTACCTCTCAGGCTCCGGCTGTGATCTAAACACACCTAATGGCTACATGAAGGTCGTGGAGGCCGTCAGCGCCCTAGAAACGCCGCCACGTTTGATCGTGGTTGATACCCTTCACCGCTTTCTAGACGGCGACGAAAACAGCGCACAGGACGCCAAGACAATGCTAGACGCTTGTAACGCTCTCATGGTTGAGTTTAACTGCTCGGTGCTGCTGGTGCATCACACAGGCGTATCAGAGGAGGCCCAGCACCGCGCACGAGGATCAAGCGCATGGCGTGGCGCATTGGAGATCGAAATATCCGTCACGCCGCCGAAACGCGATGGCGATAGCATTCAGGTCATCCAGCGCAAAGCCAAAGATAGCGAGGTGGCGCAGCCGGTTTATATCGACCTGACGACCGTAGACATCAAAGGATGGAAAGATGAGGACGGCGATCCTGTATCAAGTTGCGTCGTGACCGAAGGGGCGGCTCCGGTAAAGGTGGAAAAAGACCCTCTTCAAAAGGTCAAAAAGACCATTGAAGATTGTTGGCACGCTTCCGGCGAGGAGTATGTCGGGCGCAATCCATACGTCACTAGATCGGCACTAGAACACCTTTTAGATGGTAGAGGATTGAGCGCAGGGACCATTAAACAGTACCTAAAACCGACCCACGAGAAGGGAATTATAGGACCGCTTTTGAGCGCCAAGGCAATCGAAGAAGCATCAAATGGATGGATCGTAATTGATGAAGATTGGCTATTAGGGTTCGTAAAATGAGGGTAACAAAAGGTAATTTTTCGGTAATTATTACGTTTTGTTACGATTGGCAGAAGTCTGCGGTTTTTGGGGTAACAAAAGGTAACACACCCCTTTAGGGGTGTTACCTTGTTACCCAACCGCAGCAGGGCGATTACCACACAAGGAGAATGTAGAATATGAGCGAGAAAAAATGGCCTTCCGATAAGGTCGAGAAAGTGCATATCGACAAGCTGATCCCATACGCCCGAAATGCCAGAACGCACTCAGATGAGCAGGTCGCGCAGATCGCGGCGTCGATAAATGAATGGGGATGGACCACGCCAGTCTTAGTTGACGAGGCTGGTGAAATTATTGCTGGTCACGGTCGCGTCATGGCGGCGCGGAAATTAGGCATCGAACAAATCCCAACTATGACGGCGAACGGATGGACCGACGCGCAGAAAAAGGCATACGTTCTGGCCGACAACCAACTGCCGCAAAATTCTGGATGGGATATGGATTTGCTCAAGGTCGAAATTCAAGACTTGGGTGAGATGGATTTTGATCTGGATTTGATTGGCTTTGACGGTGATGTGATTGCCGATCTATTAGCCGAGCCAACCGAGGGATTAACCGACGAGGACGCGGTGCCAGACGTTCCCGAAAATCCGGTAACGGTTGAGGGGGACGTTTGGATACTAGGCGACCATCGGCTTATGTGTGGGGATAGCACTAGTATTGATGCGGTGGAAAAGTTGATGGCTGGTGAGAAGGCCGACATGGTTTTTACCGATCCGCCGTATAACATTGACTATCAGGGCGTCAAGGATAAGCGAGAAAAAATTAAAAACGACAAGATGGCAGATGCTGATTTCGTTGATTTCTTAACGCAAAGCGTTATGGGGTGTGAAACAATGTATGTCTGCTGCTCTTGGCAGTACGCGCACTTATTCCGCGAGGCTATGGAAAGAATGGCCCGTTCTCCAAAAGCTATGATTATATGGGATAAGGTGAACCCCGCGCAGCATCTTGATAAATACTACAAGCAGCATGAGATAATTTGGTATTATGGCGACTTCGGTGGTCAAAAAACGTTGCGTGGCGATATTTGGGAAATGAAGCGGCAGAAGAACACCGTTCATCCAACTATGAAACCTGTGGAATTGATTGATATGGCGATGGTGGATCAACCCGGAAAGGATGTTGTTTATGACGGATTTGGTGGGTCAGGCTCTACGATGATTTCATGCGAAAAGAACCATCGTAAGTGTCGAATGATGGAACTAGACCCTAAATATTGCGACGTAATCATCAAACGCTGGTGTGACTTTACCGGCAAAGATGCTATATTAGAACGGACAGGCGAGACCTTTGCCAAATTGTCAAAGTAATTTTTTCGGAGTGCTATAGTGGCTGAAAAGAAAAAACGAGGCAGACCGCCGTTTAAGCCGACAGATGAGCAGCGTAAATACGTTAGCCAGATGATTGCTGTAGGCATTCCGCAAGAGCAAGTGGCTCGTGCTATTGTCCCCGGTGGCATTGCCGTCGAAACGCTGCAAAAGCATTTCAATGAGGAAATCGAAACGGCGGCGATTAAGGCTAATTCCACAATAGGCGGCGCTGCATTCCAACGGGCAAAAGCTGGAGACCCGCAAATGATTAAGTGGTGGACAGCGACCCGCATGGGCTGGTCCGAAAAGCAAAAGCACGAAGTAACCGGCGCTGACGGTGGGCCGATTGTGCTTTGGGGCGGTGATGGCAGCAAGAATAACTCCTAACCCGGCCCCGGCGTTTAAGCCGCTGTGGAAGCCGAGCCGCTATAAGGTCGCCAAAGGTGGCCGGGGTAGCGGCAAGTCTCACAACTTCGCAGAGGCGCTTGTCACTAACGCAGCGGCAAACCAAGGCTTTCGAGCGGTGTGCGTGCGAGAGGTGCAAAAGTCCCTGCGAGAGTCGGCCAAGCGATTGATCGAGGATAAAATCAGTCAGCTTGGCGTGGCCGATCTATTCAACATTCAAAATGACCGCATTATTAC